GCCTAATCTCATCACGAGTAATCTCTGATGTACGACCCATACCTGCAACCAATGGTTGATCTGTAATGAATCTAGATGACGGAACCTTTAATGATTTATATAGTTTAGTTAGGAAGTAATTAACATCAGTTAACTCACCCAAGTTCTGACCACCTGGCAAAGTTGTGATCTCTGTTGCCTTACCATTTTCTCTGCGAGGAATCCAATAGTCTTCCATTACAGACATATGACGACGAGAATCACCAATCTTACCAGTAAGTGGATCATAGTTTAAAGTATTTTTAAACTTGTCCATTAATGATTTAAGGTATTGTTCTGCTTTAGCCTTAGGTAAATTACCTACATCAACATAGAAGATTCTACGTTCTGGGGCTCTAGAGATTCTATAGATAACTAATGAATCTTCTAATGATTTTAATTGGTTAACAATCTTTACAACTGGATGTAAGAATGAAAGTACTGAGTTATATTCTTCGTCAATAATACCAGAAGTAATATAAGCAATTGCTTCAGGTGAAACCATAATAGGTTGTTTCATGCCTGATAATACTGGTGATGCATAATTCCAAGAAGTAGATCTTTGAGTAGGTTGAGAACTACCAGCAACTGAAATCAATGGTGATTTTGCTGATGGATTATATGTAAAATATTCTCTTGATATCTGATTAACTTCGATACCATCTTCTTTTTTCTTTGTGACTTCTGTAATCTTTTTAATTGAAGTTGGGTTGATATACCTTAACTCAAGAATACCATCTTTAAGTTTCTTTTTATCAACTACTTTATGGAATGCAAGACGACCGTCAACATACCATCTACGAACTAAATCAGTACCTTTGTGATCAAAGTCTAATAGATCTAATATAACTTCGAATTCATCTCTAATTTTATTTTTAATAGCTTCTGATGTCTCTAGATCTTTTAACTCTAATTGGATAATATTACCTTCATTATCCTGAGAAACCATCTCATTTACAATCTCATCAATTGCTTCACCAACTTCTGGACAACGAGCAGTTTCTCTATATTGACCAATAAGTAACTGTTCATTCTCTGTCGAAGGATCAAAGTTGCTGAACTGACTATTATATCCGCCGGCATCAACTACATCGCCACCATCAGTATTAGTGAGTGGTGCAAATGAAACCTTATTGTCTACTATGTCAAGTTCTTTCTCACCTTTTTTAGTAAGAAAATACCCAGCAATTTGTTCGAGAAGATTAGCCATTAAAATCCAATAAAAATAAAATTATAGAATGGGTAACCGAAGCTACCCATTTTCTATTTAAACAATACCTACGTCGCTTCTTTGCCAGTAAGCGTATGTAAATGTTACACCAAACTCTTCAATTGTGTTGATAGTTTCGTATGACAAATCAATAGCAGCAACATCAGTAGGGAATGCATGAACCAAGTTGTATGTTGCAATTGTTTTGCCACCACGGTCCAATTGTTCAACTTGAATATCAGCCATATAGTCATTTGGACTTGTAAGACCAATGTTCTCAGCATGATTATTCATGATGTTCATCCAACGCTCAAATTGAGTGCGGATCTTCCAGTCAACATCATTTAATACTGTAATAGTGAAATCATCAAACTCGCGATCACCTGCCAATTTAACTGAACGACCCATGAACCAAGCCTCAACTGTACCAGCACGAACTCCTGGAACTTGAGCAGCTTTACACATGAATTGTAATTTCTCAGTTACTTCATTGTTTGTTATAATTGTAGGGAAGTTAACAGAAACTCTGTACAAGTTCGGTCTTGCTCCACCTTCCAATTGTTGTTTGAATTCCGTTAAAGAAGCCATGTTTATTTCCTTTAATAATCTTATAGATAATTTATAGGGGAACTTAATCCCCTATTTTAATTATAGTGCAACTTCTTCGAATGATGCGCCTGTGTTAACCGCAACAAAGTTCAATTGGATAAAGTTAATTGATTTGTTTGGTTTGATTAAGATGTTAGCAGCAAATGAGTTACCATCAATCACATCTGGTGTGTTAACAGTTTCATCAGCAATAACCTTAAAGTCAATAATACCACGACGACCTTGAATATTTCTCAAGTATGGTACAATAGTATTAGTAAAGCGACTACGCGTTTGAGCATCATTAAATTCAAACAAGACAAATTTACTGTATGTTGCAATTGCTTTTTCAAGTACAATGAACAAACGACGAACATTGATATGATCAAATGCAGATGGACGAGCTAATAATGTTTTATCACCGTACAAGATTGTGCCTTGGCCTGGGAATGTAACAACTGGGTTGATACCAACTTGATACAACTCATCGCGATCACCTTTTGCAGATGGATTGTAAGCCAATTTAACAACATTCTTAATATAACCACGGTTGAAACCAGCAGGAGACCACCAAGCATCATTTGTACGCTCAGTTTGAGCAACCAAACCAGCTGTATCTGGGTTCAATGGAATCCAACGATATTTGTCATTGAATGCATCATATTGCATTTTCCAACCTGAATCTAATACAGCGTATGAAGATGAGTTGATTACATTACGGAAGTCTTTAACTGCATCTAATGGACTTACATTTTCAACAACTGCAGATTTTGGAGGTGAAACAAACACCATACAATCTTTACGATATTCACCAATTTCATCAATTAGATAATCAGCAATAGATTCTGTAGTATTACCAGCAAATACTAAGTTAACATCAACTTCTTCTTGGTGTTTGAATTTAGCAAAACCATTAGTAATTCTATCGGCATCAGTAATTGCAGTGTAACCATCAGCACCACCAGAGAATGTAAACACATGAGCAGTACCAGTAGCAGTAATTGCAGATACGTTTGATGTTGTAACTTTACTTAGTACAAAAGTTGTACTATTAGTAATACTTAAAATTACAGATCCAGCAGCAACACCAGTACCAGCAATTGCCATACCAGGACGAAGAACATCAGTAGTTACATTTGAAATAGTAACAACAGCAGAACCAGATGTATTTGAAACAACAAATGATCTTGAAAGATCTCCAAATGATGTAGTAGCTAATGAAGAACTAGTACCAAATACATTTTTATCTGATACATAAACATATCTAGATGAGTTATTAATAACATCAGCAAAGAAGCTTGGGTTACCATTATTATCAACACCATCAGTTGCTTTAGATAATGCAGTAAATTTCTCAAGAACAGTACCTTTAGTACCAGTGAATTTACCATTTACATCAACTACAACAACATGAAGCTCATCATTATCACCACCTTCGAGTTTAGCAAAGTCTGATGTATCTGGTTGGCCTGGGAATGTAGTAATTGTACGTAACTCATGGAAGAATACTTTAGTTGAAGCAACAGTTGATGTTGCAACTTTATCAATAGTAATTGTTGTTGAGTTTAAAACACTAGTAACTACAGCACTTGCTGGGATTGCAGTTGCACCAGCATCATTAAAGAACCACAAGTCAGATTTCTTAGTTGTAGTTGCATTTGCTGATAATGTAATTGTGTTAGAAGTTTTGCTTGATACTGTAGTATTGTCAGGAATACCATCACCAAAGACTTTTTGTCCAACTAATACTGTTGATGGTACAATAATACCAGAAACTGTAGGTGAACCTGTTGTGATAGAAGCACTATCAACAAATACTGATTCTGCATCACCATCAAATACTGATTGACCTACAACAATATTTGCTGTTGAATCAAGTACAATAGTGTTTGAATCAAGTGTTAATGAACCTGTTCTGCTAAAGTTAACATTCTTAGTTGATGTTTTTGATTTTGTTGAAGATGTGAATGCTGATTTATATTCCCATGCAGCAAAACCTGCATTATCAACTACAGAAACTAATAGAGAATTACCTAATGTTCCTGGATAACGAGCAGCAAATTTTGTTGATTCCCATGTAGTAGGAGATGCTTCAAAAACATCTTCATTAGGAATATAAACACCAGCACCGATTGATGCAGCATTTTTTGATTCAGCAGAATCAACAACACGAACAACTTTAAGATAATTGCTGTAACCTAAATAGTTAGCTGCTGAATACCAATCAACATAGTTAGATTCTGTTGGGCGACCAAATACACGGATCAATGAATTCTCATTGTCGATATTTACTATTTTATGTGCCGGACCCCACTCAAATACACCCGCAGTTGCACCAATTGTTGTTGATACAGCAGGAATATATGACGTTTGGTCAATTTCTTTCACGTCGACACTTGGTGATAAACTGAATGATGTCATTCATGACTCCTATTTTAAATTCTTGTTAAGTTACTTCTAATTATATTTATTGGAACATTACTTTTGTTTCAGGATTGTTGCTGTCAAGGATTCTTTCTTGACACTTATTACCGGTGCTGCCTCTTCAACTTCTGTTTGTTTAATACTTTCTGAAATCTGAGCAGTAATACTTAACGGAGCCTCAACTTCAAATGATTCTGTAAGCGGAGTGAAGATTTTACCATCAATAACAACATCTAATACGAATTGATATTCACCCTCTTTTAAAATATGATCTAATACTGGAATTGTACATTCAACAGTTTCATTTACATATTTTGCTGGTACCTTAATTTGGTACCCTTGACCTGTATCAATATTCAGAGATACAGATTCAATAGATTTTAACGCACCATCAATTTTCATATCAAAAGATAATGAGTTAGTTTCTCTTAAGTTAATTTTTACCATTTACTTTAACCTTAATTTTAATGTTATCTTTTACAGAAACTGTAATTGATGGATCAACAATAGTTTTTGATTTAATTGAACTATTGATATATTTATTCATTGTTGTAAGTTGCTTAATCGAAGCAAATACTGAAGTAAATGATTCCTTAATCATCATAGTGATTCTTATGACTTCATCAACAATAAGATTTGTATATTCTCTTTTTATTGTTTTACCATTTAACTTAATAGTAATTCTAATTGTATAATATTTATTGCCAACACCAGTACCACCACCTGCAGGTTCTTCAAACTTTGGTGGTATTATTTCAACTTGTAGCCACTTTAATCCTAGTACTGATATGTACTTATGATTAGATCTTAATCCCTCTGTGGCAACATTGAAATGAAATTTCATTAAATTGTATCAAGTAAATCACTGTTATGATATAGATTATATTTAATACCTCGGTCTGGATTTAAACCTTGAATTCTTTTAGCTTCTTTTCTTGCTTCTTCTTCTGATTTGAACCAAGTAGTTGCATCATGCATGCCAGATTCTTTACCATCTTTTTTAAGTTTGATTAACTTAAAACTAGATAACTCTTGATCTTTTGCTTGTCTTGCACTTGAGATATCTCTGGCAGCATTCTTCCAACCTTTGATTTCTTCAACTAAGTCTTTTACTTTCATATATTATACCACCCTTGTAACTGTTGTAATCGATGTGCCTGAGTTAATTGTTTGTTGTATTCCAGAACCAGCTTGTCTATTTGTATCTGTAACTATTAACGGTTTAGTAGGATCAAGACCATATAAAGCATAGATCTCTGTAAGCATCGTAGCCTGTGTTGCAGTTAAACCATTTTCCTGTAACATGATGTGAGTTAATTCAGGAGTCAATTCTGTTCTAACAGCCTCAGCTATATCAGTTTCGCTTACAATATTAGCATGAGACACAAATAATTGATCAATATGAAGATGAATATCGGATAAAGCTGTCTGATAAAATCTAATCTTAACATCGCCTAACGTATCAACATGATCTGGATATAGTGTAAAAATGTTTGTTGGGAATGTTGTCGAACTTTGTTGTCCTTCTAGAACACCAATCTTTTCCCAAGTAGAACCAATGGCCTTCCAAGCATACACCCCAATCGATTCATGTTGGTCATTGACTGCACATGAAATATACACAGAAGAGGGAAGTGAATTAAGCCCAACATTAAAAGTATAATTAATATCAAAGGCCATCGCATTATCATATATGACATGCTGGCCTACGTCCACTGTTCTGGTATCAGAAAATGTACCTGAGTTAACTGTACCTTGTACTAATTGGAATGCTGATGCAGGAGAGTTGATTGATGATGATCCTACTGCTATATTAGAGGCTGCTCCAAATGTGTCTTTAATGTATTTGCCTGCTGTATTAGCTGTGTTATAAGTTGTTAAATCTGTATTCCATGGATCACCAGCAGATCCTGCTGAATTTAGTTTGTTTCCTGTAGTACCTGCCGTATTAAATGATGCAGCAACTGCGTTCCAAACAGCATCAGCAACTTCAGCAACTGTACCTACTCCACCACCAATATTAATAGTGTTAACAATTAAACCACCAGAGTTACCTACAACTAAACTCATACCACCATCAAAATTAGTTACATCACCAATATTATGATTAGCCCCTTCAGCAACAACAACATAAGGAGTTCCAGTATTTTCAAATGTTACTGTATATGGTGATAAGACTTCAAATGTCTGAGCATACACAACGCCGGATAGAGTAACTGGTTTATTACGAGCATGAGTATCAGGATATGGTAAACCTTCTTCCGAATCTTCAAGATTCTTCAGGTCATTTCTTAACTTCTCAATATCCAGAGTATAACGAATCCCACTGACAAAGGTCAAATAGGATTGCGGAATAGAAATTACTTTAGTGAGCCAGTTAATTGAGATTGCCATAATATATTAAACGTCCGGTGTCATAAGCGCTGTTATAGACAAACCTGTGCTTGTAACGGAAGCAGAGATTGCATATGATTTATACAATGTTCCAAGTGCCTCAGTTGCTCGGCGGATTGACCCTTTTACAGATTCAACATACTCAGTAGTTCCAGTTACAACTCCAGACCCATTAGTTACACCAGATAGAACAAGATTGCTACCAGCAGTTGTAATAATTCTAACTCTAGCATTTTGAATAGGTGATAATGTTGAAGCATCTAATACCGTTACAGATACAGGAACTGTAACGAGCGGATAAAGTTTTGTATCTCTATCAGTTTGTGTTGTTGTAAGCGCAACTCTAATGTTTGTGAGAACATTGCCTGCATTAGCAGTTAAAGTTGTTGCTCTAATTTTTAACTTAAAGCCCGTTGTACTATTGAATGTATGTGTAATTAAGTTGGTGTTATTAAATGCTAACCAAGTACCGTTCCATCCAGAACCAGTATCAACTTGATATTCAATCGTATGATTACCCCAAGTTGAACCACTTGTAAATGTTACGTTAGTACCTGTTACAGTTGGAGCGCTGTTTGTGAACGCAGTATAACCAATCGCAAAGAATGGCATCTCCCACACAACTTGGTCACTTGCTTTTGTAAGCAAAACAGAACCACTTGAGTTAAACTGAGGCACACCACCTGTAGTGTAACATTGAGTTGCACTTGTTGTGGTTGGTTCATTGCACATGATTTCAGCAAATCCTGCTGTAGTACTTGTGAAGCGTGTTACCCAGTGAGAGCCGTATACTGAAACTTGTCCTGTTGTTGCTGCTGTAAGCATAGCATTTTTAATAATACCATTCAAACCTGCAAATACGGATGTATCGGCAGTATCACCAGCTAAATTTTCAATTAATATATTTGTATCAGAGTTAACGAATGAGTAAGGACCTGATCGAGTATTGCTAACATAACAACGTTTCATTGTTACACCATCATTATTACCACCACCATTAAAGATAACACCAGTTACTGTTGAAGATGCAGACAACGCTAGTGGTGTTGAGTAATTTGTACCAATATTTTTAACTAAAGTATTATAGCATGCGGCTGCTGAAACAAGAGCTGTATATGGGCCACTATTAGGAATAGGTAAAGAAATACCATTAATTACATTACCAGAGCTACCTGTGGTAAAGTCTAGTATGCTCATCGGGTTAGTTGATGATGTCGTAGCTGTAGTAGTGCCATCGTAATAGCCTGTATTATTAAAGGTGCAATTTTGAGCACCAATAAATAAACCTCTACCGCCAATTAATACTTCATTAGTGAAAGTACAATTCACAGCTTGAGTAGATGTAATTGCACCTGTTGAGCCGTTAGCACGTAGTGTTGATGAGCGGAATATATTGTTACTAAACGTAACACCAGTAACATAGTTAATGCTACCTATGTATGAGTTTGTAGATGCAAGACTGAAACGATTAAATACACTGTTTTGAACTGTTCCGCCAGCAAAACATGAAGTCATATTTAATGCAAGATTCAATTGAGCAGCAGTTGGTGCAACCATACAGTCATCAACGTCAAGTGGTGAAGCAACCTCAGAAAGAATCATAGAGTCGCTAATTGCGCATGACTTATATTTTACGTAGAATGCTTGAGAGAAGTTCATGTACCATTGAGATACAACACCTCTAATGTCAAAGTAACCAGCACCAGTTGTGACAAACTCCTGGCGAGTACCGATGGTTGCATTCGGTAAAACTCTTGGCCCTGATCCAGCACCAGCAGAACGAGTACAGTTAGTTAAGATAATAGCTGGAATGCGAACTTTGCAGCCAGTTGGTGGTAAGAAGAACACACCGTTAGTACCATCATTACCTATTCTGATACCGCCGGTAGTCTGGGTGATAACTTTCATTGAAGCGTCTGTTCGATGAGTGGCTAATGCAACTACAGTACCTACAGATGCATATTTTTCATAAACACCAGAACCTGCTGCTGTCTCAATCCACACACCAGGAAATGTACTAGCGTTAGTTGCGCAAGTCGGACAAGGAATAATTTGGTTTCTTGCTCCATTAGTTGTGCCTAATTCAAACCACGCCTCTACAGTTTCAACTTTACCAATTCGGGGTACAGTAATTGTAGCAGTTGTTTCACCGCGGACTTCAATCCAACCTTGAACATCAGCACCTGAACAAGTAGCAGTAATACCAGTAAGCGCACCAGCAGCAAAGTTACCACCTGTTACTCCACCAATTTTGATAAAGCCTGTTGCGCCAATAGCAGCACCAGCAACAATAGGTTCAGATAACCAATTTGTCCAAGCACCAAGAAAGACTCCACTCACACCACCCTGAGATATTGCAGCACCATAAGCAGGAGAGTTACCAGAACCTCCTGTATAGGCAACTACTCTTACATAAGTAGGATCTATTTTAAGAGTACCACCTTGACCTGAAAATGAAACAGTGTCAAGTGATCCGAACGCTACTGTATGGTTTGCACAAGAATATGAATCTGTACGAATAGTAAGAGTAGAGTTGGCACTGATGGTATATGTGTCTAATGTTGCGTTGACACTACCACCAGTATAGTTCTCAAAGTAATTTACTGCGCCGTTATTGGCTACAAAAGCTGTCATTTATTAACTTGCTCTAATTGCTAATACTTCACCGTTGAATAATCTTGCTTCGTATACATTAAACTCTGCTGGGATAACATTGAATGGACGTAGAGCTTCTGTTAGTGATGCAAAGTCATTAAGATTAATCCAACTATCAATGATGCTTCCAATCTCACCAAGAACTTCTGGACCAACTTGATACCAACCACTAGGGATTACAAAAACGAATTCACTCATGATGCCACCTTTACAATTCTAATTCCTGCATTTTTCATCTCAGTTAAAATAGGATCTTCTGCTATCTTAATAGTGACAATATTATCAAATGAAACTGAAATACCTAAATTCTTTACTTCAGCACCATTCCAAAAAACTTGGCGTTCTGGTGTATTAGCACCAATAATAACCAAGCTGCCTTGAGTTGTTATCATATACATATCCTTGTTGTGTTTATAGTATTTATAAAGCAAAAAAGGGAACTTAGTTCCCTTTTGCCTTGAATCTTAATTACGCATCAGAGGTTTGTACTATACCTTGTGATCCGCCAGAGGCTCCAAGTGAAGCAGAGAATGTTTGGAATGTTTTGATAGAATCTGTATAGTTAGGACCGGTACCACCAAATCTCGCTCTAACCGCTAATGTTCTTGGTGAGCCAGAATACACACAGTTATAAGACATTGTAGTGCCACTAGAAATACCATCAATATAACTAATGAAGCAATTTGCACCGTTAGCAGCATTGTTAGATACGAAGTTATGTGATGTAATGGTAAATGTCTTAGTACCAATATTTACAGCAGAATATGGGTGTCTAGTATATTGACCATTAGCTCTAAGAATTCTAATTGTACCAGTTGAAGGTGTATCAGCAGGAATCACTTGATTAACAACAACAGAAGTTACAGTAGCACCAGTTAAAGCACCATTCAAAGTAAACTGACCAACATCTAAAGCAGATCCAGTTGAAGGACCTACTAAAACAGAATAGCCGCTTAACAAATTAGATACAGTGAATGAAACGTTATTTGGAGGATTACGAGCAACGCCATCAAACGCAGTGAACAAGTCATCTTTAGTTACATCTGCATATTCCATTGCGAAGCCGTAAGCACCAACAATAGCTGAACCAGTTGATTGTCCGCAGAATGGAGTTGATACTGTACCTTCAGTTACTGTGCCTGTAGTAGCTGTAACACCACCTTGAGTAATTGTACCTGATGGAGCAACACCAGTTAAAATTTGAATGTATAATGTACCAGCAGTACCACCATCAATATCAGCAAGAATAGCACCTGTACCTGCAGTTAAACCTGTACCCCAAGTTAAGTTTGCACCACCTTGAGTAAAGTTACCACCTGCTTGACCAGTATATGTAACAATATGAGTAATACCACGGAATAATTCACCAGGAATACCGTATAATGTTACAACATTAGTACGACCTGTTAGATACTTCATGCGCTCATAGAATTGTTTAATCGTATATGTGTCACGATTCCATTGAGAATAATATGATTCTGGAGAACCGTTATTGTCCATATCAATCTGAACGTAACCAGCAGTCACATTTGTGATTGTTGTCCATGTTGCAACAGTGCCAGAAGCAGTCGTATTGTTCAAGTCGGTTGCATATGTCAAAGGAACAACGTTAACACCACGACCTGTACCTGGAATCTTGAACTCAGAGTAAGTTTTGCCCCATTCACGAGTTTGGAATAGAACACGTTTACCATCAATATCGGCACCAGCAGTACGAACTTTCAACATGAATTGAGTTGATTTACCTGTTGCTGTATCAGGGTTGATACCTCTAAATGAAGCACCATTTGGAGTATTATTCCAGAAATCTGTAGCAACACGAGCGCCATTTTGAATAACGTCTGTATAACAGCCAGGATTTGCAACTACAGCAACACCGTCCCAAATGTCTGTACCACCACCTTGAATGATAGAACCACCGAAAATATACTCAGATGCTTTAGTAGTATAAGCTTCATCTAAAGTAAAACCATTAATTAAGTTAATGATTGTATCGAAAGATTTATCGGTTGGTGTATCTCTCGTGATATCCATGAAGTCATCATTTATTGATGACGCGTCATCCGCTAAGTCTTGCAACCAGCGGTGAAGTTCGAGTACGGTTACGTAGTTCGCACCAGCAACACCGTGTGCCGGTCCGATGTAGCGAATAGACTTATCAGTCTGTACCGCCCATTTGGTTGAGTCTAATGCCATAAGTTATTCCTTTGTGTTTATTACTATATTTATACTTTAATGAAGTGCGTCATTACCTTCATCATACTCAATCGAGTCCTCAGAATGATTCTTATCAATCTTATCTAAAATTATATAGATCCAATATGCAACAGTCCATTTTCTTGCAGATAATCCATTATACCTAACAGACTTACCAATTCTTGATGAGATAGTTTCATCAGGGTCACCTAAGAAAATAACATTCAATTTTTGATCTAAACCAAGAAGATAATTCTTTACATATTTTCTATTTACAAATAAACCAAGAGGTGATATAATTAATAATATCAACATCGGTATAAAAGCTAAAACAAAGATAATAGTTGGTACTATGTATTTCATACTACTTTAGATGCAATTACATTGACCTCAAACTCTTCTGCACTAGCATAAGATCCAGAACACTCCCAACGAACATACCAAACACCTGCTTCATTTAATAAGATAGTAGATTCATAAGCACCAGATACCGGAGTAATCGCTGTAGTTGTTATTGTACCTGAAGGTTTCTTATATTTTAATGTAACAGTTGATGGAGCAATAACAACACCGTTAGCATCTTTAAATTCTGCAGATGTGACTAGACTTGTGCCTATGAGCTTAACTTGAGTAATCATTCTTAATTTCTACTTTCGTTGTTAAATTTTTTATCATCACATAAGGTGATTCTAGTACAGCTGGTTCACATTTAGTATTTTTAAAACTAGTATCAGTAGATCCAGACTTATTATTTATTGATACTGAATAAAATCTTAATATGATATAAATCAA